AGATTCTGCTAAATAATTAGTATATTCTTTAACATCATTTATTCCTTCTGCTGCATGTTCTGAATAAGAAATACTATTGTCTAACGTCTCAGCTAAATAAGTAGTATATTCTTTAAGTTTTTGAATTTGTTCGCTATAGTCGTTGCTTTCAGTAATTTCTACATCTAATTCTTCTTTACCTGACTCATTAGATTCTATTGTTTCGTTTAATGTAGCAATAGACTCTTTTAATGATTTAATCTCATCAGATAAATATCTAGAATATTTATTGAAATCTTCAACGCTAACAAGTTTAGAGTTTTCTTCGTTAACCATTGTTTTTGTTTTTTTATTTTCTATGTTATCTTCTATTAGTAATTCTTGTGATACGCCGCCTAACTCATATATTTGAATATCTCCTTCGTTAGAAAATCCAAATGATTCGTTAACTCTAGTTAGTTCTGCATTTGCAAAACCAGGGTCTGCTACTAAATCATAAGTAAAAAGCTGTTTAATCTTAACTTGTCCGTTAGATTCGACAGCTCCAGCAGCTCTAGATGATATTTGTAAAGGAACGCCAGCGTCAACTAATGCTTTAGCTTGTTTTCCAGCTTCAGTATCTAATAATCTGATTTTTCCCTTAACTTGTTTAGTTGCTTTATCATATTCTAATTCTTCAATGATATGAGAAACATTTTTAAGAGATATATCGAAGTTTGCGGGATGGTCTAATTCTCCTAAAAGTTTAGAAGATTTGATTTTATCTTGTAGTGCTTTAATTTGAGGAACGTATTCGCTTTCAGTATAGATTCTGTTATTTTTATTCTTAACGTCTATCTCACCGAAAATACCTTTGAGAACATATTCTCCAGAATTTTCTTTATTTAATTTTAGATTACCTGCAGACCTCTCTAAAATTAACAGATTATTTTTTTCAATCATGTTATTTTATTATGTTTGTTTATATATCTTTATTAAAAATGGGTTTTTTTAGATTTTTATATATCTATGTCCATATCTAAATCATCTTCTCCCTCTCCTTCTCCTTCTCCGCCTCCTTCTTCTTCCTCAGCTTCTGCCTCAGCTTCCTCGGCGTTTGCTTCTTCCTCATATCCATTATAAAATTTCAATAATTGAGACATTTCAGCTGTATCAAATGTACTATTACCATATTCGCTATAAAAATAATCTTTGAATTCTCCTTCAGTCTCAGCAGCTTTAATTGCTCCAAGAATTTCTGCACCTTTAAGTTCTCTATCTAATTTAGCAATATAGATGTCGTCAACAACTACCTTAGAGTCCTGTCCAGTTACCGCATCTTCTTTAATGCCATTAAATTCGTTAAATGTTTTCAAATGTTTCATATTCTATATATTTGTTTTTACATTGCCATTGGGTCAACTTCCGGTTCTTCAGCATCTTTAGCTGCCGCTCTAGCTCTATACGCTAAATTTCCTTCTTTGTCGTCTGGAGAAAGCTTCAGGTATCTATCAACCAAGAACTCCATATCGAAGTAAGGCATTTCTTCCATTGTTAATGGGTCAACTTTCATTAATGAATCTTGCATTGTTTGTACAAATTCTAAACGTCTTTCCATAATTTCCATTTGCTTTAATTCAGCAAACATATTTTCTTCATTAAATTGTAATGCGATTTGTGTTTTGAATTGTGGGTCTGTTTCAAACTCAGGAAATTTCAAACACATTTGAATATACAAAGGTTTTACTAAAATTTCTTGGAATGAAGACCTTAATCTTTTAATAAACTTAGAGAATTTAATTTCATCTCTAATCATACCATCAGCTGCCATTGCGTAGTCTTCTCCTCCATCCTCATACATAAATCTACTATAAGGAATTTTAGAAACTTGCTTTAATTTATCAGCAAAATATTTTAATGCCTCTGTGTCAGATAATTCTGGACCTTCAGAACTTAATGTTTCAATTTCAGGAGATTCACCATCTTTACTTGGTAACCAATATTCTTTATTAAATTGTAGCATTGGTTGTCCATTAGTTTCTAATGATGCTGATTCCCAATCAAAATCTACAACTTCTTTATAATTACCCATTAATTGTGCAAGGGATTGTTTAGCTCTTGTTTTAGATTTACCTCCAACTGGAATAACAAATTTCATTCTATAAGAAGAATTCGTTACAGCCCAAATTACTCTAGTATGTTCCATAATTCTTAATAAATTAAATGAACGTACTAATCTTTCTAAATAACTAACTCTTGATGCTGTAGTTATAGAACTATACGCAATATAAAGAATTTGTGAATCATATAAATTTCTTTCTTTTTGTGGGTCTCCTTTGAATTGAGTCCACATCTTTTTACCATCATCCATATTTAATCCTGGAATCAAGGTTACTGGGTCAATTTCTTTGAAACCAATAATTTCTTTTTGGTCAGGACTATAAATAATCTCAAATGATAGATAACCATCAACCAACCATTTTCTAAAATAATACCAAACCGATTGGTCTGTTGCAAATCCAAAATATTGATAGATTTGTCTAAAAGATTTTTGCATATATGAGTTAACTTCTTCGTTAACATCCATGCCTATAAGTTCTGGAGCTCCAATGAAATTTTTATTATCATATACAATAGCCTCATCACAAAGAATATCTAAAATATCTTCTATTTCATCATATGTTGAGAATTTTCTTAACTCTTCTCTTTTACCTACATAATTTTGGTCAAAGAATGGAATATTCTTTCTCATTGAAGTGTCCGCCATTGAGAACGCGGCAAATGCATCATACATATTATCAGGGTCTGCACCCATCATATTACCCATTCCTAGGTTTCCATATCCCATGGCATCTTCCATAGGTCCTATAGCTTGGGACTGTCTAAGTACTAAATCATCATAATACATACCAAATGAAGATAGCTTTTTCAAGCTATTCGTTAGACTAAATGGTGTTTTACCACTACCTCTCTTGTCTCTATTTATGAATCCTGCCATTTTATTTTTATTTTATATTTCTTTATTATATATCTTAATTCTTCATGTACTCGGAATGCATTCGCCGTACTGCTCTAGTCGAAGAACCATTTAACTTTATTAAATCTGCTAATGCCATTTTAGGCCATGCTGCATATGATACAGTTGCTTGAAATTGTTTTCTTTCAACTATGTATTGTCTTATAGCAAAACCAAAACCAAACCTATCTAACCATGCCTTTACTCCATTATATTTTAATCTAATACCTCTATCACGAGCTGCATTTGCTCCTTTTGCTCCAACCATTTGAGCTTTTCCCCACTCATATACCTCATCTAGTAAATCTTCTTTCATTTTAATTGGTAAAAGATTCAAATTAACTCCTAAATCATTTTTATTTAGAGAATCTAATGCTAAAACTACAGGATGCTCATCAAACCATGGTAGATTTTGCGTAATAGGGTCTTTATATTCAAATGCATAAATTTTACCTGGTAAAAATCTTTGTCTTACGTTTTCAACTTCATTTACTTTTCTATTATTTCTACCTTTATCATACCAATCGTCACACCAATCTCTAGCCTTTTTCTTGCTACCATGTAGTTTAACCATTTTTCGTATTTCTGACTTAACGTAACCCATTTCCTATAGTATCTTCTGTCAAAACAATGAAATTCCAATTTCTTCCTTGACAATATTCTTTTGCTGCTCTATATTTATCCATATTTTTTATATATGATTCGGCAAGAAACTTATAAGATTTTAATGCCTTTCTTGAATTTTTCTTTGGCATTACTGGTTTTTGAATTTGAGCTTTTGGTTTTATTTCAACTAAATATTCCTTAAAAGTTCCATCTAATTGTTCTGCCTTAAAGTAAAAGTCTGGATAATATCGGTGTGGTCTGTTGTCTTGTCTCGAAATATATTTAATTTCTATAGGTTCGCTTGCCCACATCACGACCTTTTCATGAGTATCACACCAAATCATAAACTTATTTTCCCAAGAACTTCTAAAAATTATATCCCCATTTCCAGCATACTTGTTTGGATTCTGTGGTTTATAATATCCTTGTTTGAATGCAGAATTTCTAGTTGGTTTAATACTCTTAATAGACATATATTATATTGAATAAATACCTGTCTGGTGTTCGCTACTTCCGCTCCCACTATTAATTGACAAGGTACCTTTATATTTTTTAGGATGTATTTTATTCCAACCTTTTGCATATCCTCTTTTTGCAATTTCTGTAAAATACGCAAAAGCGTTTGGATATTTTGGATTAAAATTTCTCCAGTATTTTAGTAAATCTAATAAAGCGAATTGTAAACAGTCATTTCTATCGTCTTCACTGACATATCTCATTCTATTTATTGCTCGTTCTGCCAAAAGTATTAACATCTTTTCGGCATCCTTTGTAAGTTTATTTTGGTCCTTTGAGATAACCATCTGGTCATAAAGGTCTCTGTTGTTAAGATAGTTTTTTGATTTTCTTTTCTTAGCCATGTATTTGATTTGTTTAATATTATATAAACCGAGGAAGAAAAGTTTATAGCTTATCTTTTATTTCGTTTCTGGAAATCTTTTCCTCCCAAAACTTAATCTCTGAAACTATCATTTTATCGGCTTTCCTTAATGCAGGTGACATTTTGAAGTTATGGGGTATTTCACTTCTTAAATCTTTAAGAAACATTAAATTATCATAGCATTCCTTCTTATTTGCTCTATATTTATTATACTCCATCTTTCTTTATTCCTCCAGTTGGTTTAATAATTACAC